AGAAAGCACGCCGCGCCAGCTTCAAGGCTCGCCACGCGGAGAACATCGCCAAGGGCAAAATGAGCCCCGCCTACTGGGCCGACAAGGTGAAATGGTGACCCCCAAAACCCCCGGATGGGGCCTGCGCATCCTCAACGTGCGCAACACCACCGGCGTCCCCGAGGCGTTGATCCTGCCCCCGGATCACGAAGCACCGTTCTGGACCGACCTCCGCCAGATCGCGCAGCACCAAGCCCGCACCATCTACGAACCCATTACCCCCACCACCAAATGACCGCCACACCTACGCGACTTTCATGGGTGGCCAGCTCCATCCCTGACTGGCGCATCCGCCAGCTCGCCGCCGAAGGCATGATCAGCCCGTTTGAACCGGGGAAGATTCGGGAGGTGGATGACCTGCTTCCAAATCGTCGCCCTTTTAAGCGGAAAGTCATCAGCTACGGGACCAGCTCCTACGGCTACGACCTCCGCCTAGATCCGCACGACTTCCGCATCTTCCGGCACGTCCCTGGACTGATCGTGGATCCCAAGGCGTTTGATGATCGCTGTCTGGCGCCGGCAGAGCTGCACCATGACGTACGGGCCGGATCCTTCATCATCCTCCCCGCTCACACTTACGGACTTGGCGGTACGCTTGAACGACAAAAGCTACCCCCTAACGTCACAGCCGTATACATCGGCAAAAGCACTTACGCCCGCTGCGGCATCATTGTGAACACAACTCCCGGCGAAGCCGGCTGGGAGGGACACCTGACCTTGGAGATCAGCAACAGCAGCGGCGCAGACTGCCGCATCTACGTCAACGAGGGCATCTGTCAGGCGCTGTTCTACGAAGGGGTGCCTTGTGACACCCCCTACGGTGATGGCAAATACCAGGGGCAAGAGGCTGGGGTGACTTTGGCGAAGGCTTGATTTGCGTTGTTGCCCTTCCCAAACGGCAGCAATGGCTTATGATGTGTGGGCCGGGGCTCTTTTGTCGGGCCCGATAGACGTTAAGGCGGTCGGAGGTTGAAGCCCGACTCGCCCCCCGGCAGCCATTCGCCACCACTACAACCTGTGTCAGCCGGCGGTCGCCCAAGCAAGCTCACCACCGAACTGGTGGCAAAAGCCAAGCAAGAGGCGGCGTATGGACTGCCCTTAGCAATGATCGCTGACCGGCTTGGAATTGGTCGGGCAACCGCAAAAACCTGGATTAAAAACGCCGAGGTCAAGGGCGAAGATAGCCTTGAGTACCAGTTTCGGGCCGCCATCTTTATAGCGGACGCCGAAGAGTGCAAAAACCTTGTAACTTCTTTGCGCGATGCAGCCATGCCGCCACCTCCGCCGGAGGGGGAAGAGGGAGGGAAGAGAAAGGAGCCCAACCTCTGGGCCGCCACCTGGCTACTGACCCATCACCCCAGGCTGCGTGATCACTTCAGCGATGCCGCCGCCGAGCGCCGCACCGAACGCAAGACCATCGCCACCGTTGTGGATGCCATCGCCGCTGCTGGCTTGACACCAGAGGATGAAAGCCGCGTGCTGCTGCATCTCAACGCCCGTGGCCTTGAGATGCCTGCGGTTGAGGGGGAAGCGTGATGGCGATGATCTATCCCAGAGAGTTCTGGGCTACCCATGGATTCGGCGCCACGGTCTACGACGCCACGGGTCGCAAGATCAGGAACGTAATGGCCTGCAACCCAGAGACAGGGGAGGTGATCACTTGCGACACGGGGTGGATTGCTAAGGCTTGGCTGATGGTGCTGTGGGTCCAGGATCCATTTAGCCATGCTTACCACTGGCGCCTAGGCCGATTGTGGTTTCCGTCAAGGCTGCCCCGCTACGAGGTTGTAGGCGGTGAGGTGTTGCGACGCCACGGCTTTTGGCCAGCACCCCTGCGAGTGGTTCCGCCGGAGGGGGAAGCGTGACCGACCTGGTGCGCAGCGTCTTGGCACGCCGCCGATTGGTGCCATCCGAGACCCTGCTCGACTGCCTGGAGCTAGCTGACTGGCTGGGGCCACGCATCCGCGCAGGGTTGACGCCGCATCTCACCATGGCCGAGCTACAGGCCCGGTGGGATTGCCCGCAGTTCATCGCTAGCAAGCGCATGGCGGACCTACAAGGCGCCCAGTTGATTGACGCCAGCTTCTACCCAGGGGAGAGCGCCTACTGGGCGGTCAAGCGTGTGGGGCCGGTGGTGTGACGTTGGCCCTGCACCTTGGCGACTGCCTGGATGTGATGCGCACCATGGCCGATGCCAGCGTGGACGCGGTGGTGACGGATCCGCCGTACGGGCTGAGTTTCATGGGCAAAAAGTGGGATTACGACGTCCCGTCCGTTGAGGTGTGGGCCGAGTGCCTGCGGGTGCTGAAGCCCGGCGGTCATCTGCTGGCCTTCGCCGGAACGCGGACACAGCACCGGATGGCGGTACGGATCGAGGATGCGGGCTTTGAGATCCGGGACATGATCGCCTGGGTCTACGGGTCAGGGTTTCCGAAGTCGCTGGACGTGAGCAAGGCGATTGATAAGTGCAACGGAGAAACGGGCAGGCTGTTGAAGTTCACCGAATGGATGAGAAAGACAGGTCTTACAGCCCGACAGGCTGACAAGATCACCGGCACAAACATGGGCGGCTATTACCTGACAGCCGCAAGCCAGCCAGCAATCCCCACCCCTGCTTTGTGGGCCTTGCTTCGGCCGCATTGCGGTGACGTGCCCGAATGGGTTGATGAGTTGGTGCGGCGAATCGAGGCCGAGCGCCAGGTGATCGGTAAAAAGAAGGCCGCACCAGGCGTAGCTTTCAGCAGCGATGGGCCGACGGAGCTTGACATCACCTTGCCCGCCACCGACGCCGCCCGCCAATGGCAAGGCTGGGGCACCGCGCTAAAGCCCGCCCTGGAGCCAATCACCATGGCCCGCAAGCCACTGGAGGGCACCGTAGCCGCCAACGTGCTGGCGCATGGGACTGGGGGGTTGAATGTGGATGGGTGTCGGGTGGGGACAGAGCGCCTTCCGGCGATGACAGCGGGACAGGCGCAGATTGGCACGTTTGAGAGAGGCGCGATGGTGACGCCAGAGCGGGAAGGCCGCTGGCCCGCCAACCTGATCCACTCGGGGGAAGACGAGGTGGTGGGGCTGTTTCCGAAGAACGTCAAAGGCCAAGTCGGGAGGAGCAAGACACAGGGCGGCCATCGCTTTATCGAAGGCGATACAGAATCGGTCCAAAAGTTTGACCAGGGCACTACCGACACCGGCAGCGCCGCCCGCTTCTTCTACACCGCCAAGGCCAGCCGCGACGATCGCAACGATGGCAACACCCATCCCACGGTCAAACCCACCGACCTGATGCGCTACCTGTGCCGCCTCGTCACCCCACCCGGCGGCATCGTGCTCGATCCCTTCATGGGCTCTGGCTCGACAGGCAAGGCCGCCATGCTGGAGGGGTTCGACTTCATCGGCATCGAACGGGAGCCGGCCTACCGCGCCATCGCCTCCCGTCGCATCCGCCAAGCCCAGGCAGCAGGCCACCAACCCGACCTATTCGCCAGGGTGGCCGCATGATCGTCCGCGCCCCCACAGCATCCGCACGCCTCGCAATGCTGGAGCTGGAGCGCAACGCCAACGCCAGTACGAACACACCACTGGAGCCCTACACCCTTTCCTTTGGTGATCACATCGCAGCGGTCTACCCCAAGTTCCCCTTCACCCGGCACAACACCCGCCTGATTGAGATCGGTCAACGGGTTGGTATCGGCGAGCTTCGGAGGTTGCTGCTAATGCTGCCGCCACGGCACTACAAGTCCACCATCTACAGCCGGTTCCTGCCGTCCTGGTTCATCCGTCGCTATCCCGATCGCACCTGGGGCCAGGGCGCCCACAGCCAGCCACTAGCCGAGGAGTTCGGGCAGGCGGCCCGTGATTACTTCACCGCATCTGGCGGCATCCTGGACCCCAGTAGCGCAGGCAAGGGCCGGTGGAAGGTTGCTGGCCAGCTTGGTGGCTTCTGGGGAGCAGGCGTCGGCAAGGGCACCGGCTTGCCTGCTCACTTCATCAATGTTGACGACCCGATCAAGAATCGGCAGGAGGCCGAATCCGCCGCCTACCGCCGGCAGCTCTACGACTGGTGGTCCACGGTGCTCAATACCCGTGAAGAGCCCGGTTGCAGCAAGCTGATCACGCACACCCGATGGGCCGATGCCGACCTCATCGGGTGGTTGATCAGTCAAGTTGAGGAACTGGAGCGTGACGGCAATGCAGACGCCGTTGAACCGTGGCACGTCATCCAGATGCCGATCATCGCCGAGCCGGTGCAGGTTGCGGTCCCGGCATCGCTCACTCTTGAACCTGACGACCGCCAGCCTGGCGAAGCGCTGGACCCCGATCGCTATGACGCCGAGTGGGCACGCAAGAAACGGCTCAACACCCCCGATCGTGATTGGGCGGCCCTTTACCAGCAAAGCCCGCAGCCATCGGGTGGCACGGTGTTCAACGCGGATATGTTCCGGTTCTACGGCACCCGCGAACGCCCCGGACTAGAAGGTGACGCGATGCTGCCGGATCGCTTTGTGCGCAAGCTGGCGAGCCTTGATTGCACCTTTAAGGACAACCCCGGCAGCGACATGGTGGGTTTTCAGCTCTGGGGCCAGGACGGATCTGGGGCGTGGCTAGTTGATCTACTGAATCAGCGAATGGACTTCGCCAAAACCGAAGAGACAGTCGGGGCGATGTGGCCGATATGGGGCTTTGGTGAATTGTTTGTTGAGGATAAAGCAAATGGCAGCGCAATCATCAGCTCCCTGAAACGTGCCGCCGCCGGGTTCATTATTCACGCGGTTGATCCAGTGGGCGGGAAGGTGGCCAGGGCTAATGCCGCTACGCCGGAGTTCAACAAGGGCCGTGTATTCTTGCCCCGCTGGCACCCACTGACCAGCCTGCTCGTGTCACAGCTACAGAAGTTCCCCGGCGACACATTCGACGACCAAGTGGATGCACTTAGTCAGGCGATCAACGCGATGCAGGGCACTGGCCCGATGAGGGTCACCACCGCCACCTACGGCCACGGCACCCACGTCCCGCCGGCCCGGTCGGAGCCGCCCCCCCGGCAGCGGTCCAGCATCCCCGGCTTTCGATGACCACTCAACCCACCCAGGACACACCCATGACCCGCAAACTCACCGACCACATCGTCAACCCCGCCAACGACAAGCTCAAGATCACAGTCGAAGATGCTGCCGGCGCTGGCGGGGCCTGCCATCTTTATTCGATCAACGGTTTTGACCCAGGCAGCAATCCTTCGGCCATGGCCCGGCACTTCCTTGGCACAGGGGAAGTTATCGACAATGTTTCCTTGCTGTTTCAAAACGGCCCCATTGCCGAAGTAGGCGTCAATGGTGTCACCCACGAAGCATTGCTTGCGATCTTGATTGACCGCCTTCGCTGCTTTCAGGCCGGGCCTTATGCCTGCCGCGAAAACGCTCTTGCCCTGACCAAGCTGGAGGAAGCTCAGCACTGGTTACACACCCGCACTCGCGCCCGCATGGAACGCGGAGTGGAAGGCACCCATCAGAAGTAGTCCATGATCGCCCAACCCACCCAACCCACACAGGACACACCCATGAACACCCCGCGTAACCCGCACCTACCACCCCCTGCGGTTGTTGATTGGCTGCTGGAGCAGGACTGGTCAGTGATGATCCCGATCACCAGCATTAAATACGAAGGGGCAAGGCCTCACGATATGACCAAGAGCAAGCTGTATGAATATCAGATGGCGTGCCCTGTGCTCGGCGAGGATGACGCCGGTCGCATCTTCCTGCCTGTTGAGGCGCTGGACGCTCTTCGCAAGGATGCAGCAGAGCGAGCGAGCGCGGAGGCTTCCTAGTGGCAAACTTGTCCACCCTCCCCAAACCGCAACCCACCGATGGCAACCCTGAAGCTCCCACCAGCACCCTTGTCCCAACTGGTCGACAAGCCGGTGGCGGGGACGTGGAGGCTACGCCAGTCGTCGCAGGGAAGTCACCTGGAGGTGTTCCGGTTCGGGGGGAGCTGGACACCGCCATCACCGGAAGTGAAGATCCACCTGACCCCCGGCCACGTCGTCCTACTCGATCGCGGCGAGCTGTTCGTGCAGGAGAACCCCTAGAGCAGCCCGCCAAACCCGGCAGCCCGCCACGCACCGAGCTATCCGAGCGGCTGATCATCGAGAACGAAGGCCTGGCCAAAAAGGCGGCGTTTACATGGAGCCAACGCTGTTCCAAGCCGTTTGAGGACTTTATTGGCCCTGCCCTGGAGGGGCTGATAAACGGCTGCCGTCGTTACGACCCAACCAGAATCAATCCCGAAACCAATCGACCCTATGCGGTGAGCACTTGCGTATGCCCATTCATCACGGGGCAAATCAAGCATCACATCAGGGACCACGGCTATGAGGCGAAGTTACCCAGCAAGTGGCGCGAGCACTACCCCAAGGTGCGGCGCCTCCTGACCGAGGGCCAAACCCTGGCCCAGGTCGTTGCGGCCATCCCCGCCTTCACCGAGGAAGAGATCATCGAAATGCTGGGGGCGATGCAGCAGGGCAGCGTCAGCCTTGACGTTGGCGATGGCCATCCACATTTGCCCCTGTATAGCGATTACCAGCCGGAAGCGACCGATGACCCGCTGGCCCCAGCGCTTTACGCCCTCGTCGAAGCAGCATTCGCCAACCTGCGGCCCGCTGATCGTGGCTTGTTGGAGCGTTGGGCAGAAAACCCGTTCAAGAAGGTGGCCTATCCATCGGGACCGATGGCCCAATTTCACAACCGCCTAAAGGCTCAACTGCGGGGCAAGACCTTGCGGCAGTTCCGCCAGGTGACGCTAGGTTTCGACGTGCCAGCCGTCGCGCCCACCCCCCGCGAGCGCCGCACACGGCAGCCCAGGCCCGCCCCCGCCCCAGCGGTGCAGCCATCGCTGTTCGGCCGCAGCCAGCGCAAGCCACACCCCAGGGCGGTGAAGCTGTAAGCCTTGCCCAGGGCGGAAAGCTCCAGTAGCAGGCTAGTTATGGGCGCTGGTGAATTCGAAGCATTCTGGTACTGACCCCCGCCTGCCGAGCTTCCAGCACCCGGTACTGCGGGAGCACAACGAAGACCTAGAACGTGCGCATGACGCCTGGTATTGCCTGCGTGGTGATGGGGTCAAGCGCAGATACCTGCCGCCAGAGCCAGCCGAGCCACCTACCGCCTATGAGGGCCGATTGGGTCGCGCTGTGTTCAGCGACTTTTTTAGGGCTGGCCTAGAAGGTTTCGCCGGGGTGCTGTCGCGCTCCGAACTGAAGGATCCGCCGGCAACATTTGAAGCGAACAGGGACAACGTAGACCTAGAGGGTAACTCGCTTGAAGCCTTCTGGCTGACCGTGGATCCCTTATGCCTGAGGGATGGCGCCGTCCCGATCCTGGTGGAGATGCCAAGCGGCAATCCCACCGATGGGGCCACTGAAGCGGCACTCAAGCGGCGCCCGTACCTAGTCAGCCGCACCCGTGCAACCTTTTTGAACTGGAAGACCGCCGTTGTGGGTTCGGTTGAGGTGCTGACCCGATGCACGCTACTGGAATGGGCGGAGGTTGACAGCGACGATGGCGATTTTGGGGTGGAGTACGAGGAGCGTTACCGGGTGATCGAGCGTGGGAAGTGGACGCTCTACCGGTTAGCGAAGCGTGCTGATGGTTCCATGGAAATGCAGAAGGTGGACGACGGGCAGTATCTGGACTCCAATCAGCAGCCGCTGACGGTCTGCCCAGTGGTTTGGTACTCAGCCGAGAAAGCGGGCTTTGGTCAGGGTGCGCTGCCCCTGCGGCAGGTGGTTGAGCATTGCTTTCAGTATTTCCGCAAATCAAGCGACCTGGAGGAGAAAACCCACAAGTGCGCTATGCCGGTGCCGGTGCGCAAGGGTGCCCCACCGCCAATGCCTGGCCAGACCGCAACGCCGCTGGTGATCGGACCCAACACAGCCGTAGATGTGGAGAAGGACGGAGACTTCTACTTTGCCGAGCCTGCGGCTACGTCACTGGTCGAGCAGCGGGAGCAGCTGAAGGAGGTGAAAGAGCTGATTGATCAGCAGCTTTTGGGCTTTTTGACCGGTGAAAGCAAGATCGCCAAGACCGCCACCCAATCGCAGCTTGAGGGGGGGCGCACCCAGGTCAGTATCAAGGCGATGGGCGAGCGCAAGAAGTCGGTCATGCAAAGCATTCTCGCCATTTGGTGCCTTTACACCGGGGAGCAGCTTGCAGTAGGCGCCGGCCTGACCATGGATGAAAACGCCTTCGCTCCGCCAGTCGATGCGCAACGAGCTGATGCCCTGCAGCGGCTTGCCGGTGGCGTTGAGCTGATTTCCCAGGAGAGCGGCGTGGCAGAGCTGATCAGGGGCGGCTTTAACCGGTCGGCGAACAGCGTAGACGATGAGATGGAACGGATCAACCGCGAGCGGCCAACACTGGGGGCCCCAACGCCGGGAAGGGATGACACCATCACGCCGCTGGATGAGGTGGAACTGGGGGAGGATCCGGACTGAAGCGTCAGATTGAGTGGACCTCTACAGCAACCTTCCCGTCCTGATCAACAAACGCCAGTGTCCGACCCCTGTCGAGTTCTTTTTTGGCAATGGCGAACAGGGCGACACCGCGCCGGATGCTTTCGGACATCGTGATGCCATGCTCGGACTTGAGCTGAGCCAACAGGCCCACCAGTCGCTCGCTTGCCCGAAAGTTGAGGCGTTCACCTTTGGCTTCCTGGCTGGTCTTGCTGCTGTGGTCGGGCATGGGGTTGCAGTGGCTGTACTTGCAAGTGTATGTAGCCAGGTGCCCAGACTGACCGGATCGTGACGCATTGTGAAGTGGTCGGGCTGGATCCCGTTAGGTCGTAACGGACCGGCTACTATATGGAGACAGGGCAAGCCCCTGGCCACCACCACCGGACCGCCAGCCATGACCGCAACCGCCGCCCCTTTCCAAGTTGGCCAGACCTATTACGGATCACTGAGCTGCGCTCACAGCTCCTTTCCTGTTACCTGCGTCAAGCGCACAGAGAAGTGCGTCTGGTTTGAACACGCAACCATGCCGCACGCCTACACCCCGGCCCGTTCCAAGGCCCGCCCCTGGAACGACGGCAGCGAATCGGCCAATTTTCACGGCTGGTACATCTCCTCTGATTCGGTCAAGGACAATGGTTGGGACATGATGACCGCTTGACCCACCCCCAGGCCCGCCGGAGCCCATCCGGCAACAACCACCACCACCGAACCGCCAGTTATGATCCGCACTCCTATGTCCATGCTTCCCGCTTCCGCCACCAACATGGCGGTGCGGGCTCAGTCCAGCTGTATTGCATCGGCTGGGAGCGATATGGCCGCCTATGGCCGCTGGTCGGCCAGACTTGATCAGTGGATGGCCCATCCAGAGTTCGACCCGGATGAGTTCAGCCGGCTGTGCCGGGCCTACAAGCTGGACTGAGCCAGTCCCAGCCCTGCCGCCCCCGCCCGAGGGGCTTTTTCATGCCCGCCACCAATCACAACAATCTGTGAACTGTCCCGCCCTTCCCCTCCTGGCCCATAACGGACCGGCTACTGTATGAAGACCGGGGAGAGCCCCGCTACCACCACCGCCAGCTAGCAATGACCACCACTACCCTGACCGTTTCTGATTTTGCCGCTGCGGGCCAGTTCTGGACACAGTTTCGCGGCGAGGAAATTGATCACATCACCATCATTGCCGAAAACGGCACTCGGTACGAGACAAGGGGGCTTCTTCATATCTGCAATCGTTGGTATATCAACGGCCCGGTTCGTAACAGCTACATCATCTCCACCCTTTGCGGAGGCCCGATCCAAGCAACAGCAAACACCAAAATAGAGTTCAAAAAGCCCGCCGGAGCCAGGGCATTTCGCAAGCCCGCCGCCGCCCACAAGAAAATATGGGATTGATCTCCCCCTCTCAGGCCCGCCGGAGCCCATCCGGCAACAACCACCACCACCGCCAAACACCGCTATCCGGTCATGAAAGCCCTTTACCTCGACGATTCGGTTACCACTTGCGATTGCTGCGGACGCACCGAACTGAATGCCACCGTGGCCATGCAGCTCGACTGCGGCGGCATCCTTCACTACGGACGGACCTGCGCCGCTCGCAACAGTGGCAAGACCAGTCAGCAGGTGACCAAGGAGATTCGTGCTGAGCGTGACATGGCGCACGGCCGCACTATGAACAAGCTCTCAGACTTGCGCCGTGCTGGGGTCAAGATCACCCGCCAGCTGATTCGTGAAGTGGCTGCCAGCTACAGGGCTGATGTTGACTGCCTACTCCGCAACTGGGGCCACTTGGCTGAGGCCTGACCCCACGGCATCACGGGGCCACTGCCGGCCCCAGCCAGTTTGCGACAATCTGTAAAGCGTCCCACCCCATCCCTCCCAATCCGTAACGGACCGGCTACTATTTGAAAGCAGGGGCAAACGAGCCCCGATCGCCAGCCGGCTACAGGCGTAAAACCGAGCCGAACCGCCCCAGCAGTCCGGGGCAACCAACCACCACCGCACTCCCACCCATGGGCGCCATCGCCGACACCCTCCGCGCCACCCTTCGGGACCTGGCACAAGCCGACGCCCGCCTCTACCGGGGGCTGGCCAATGAGCTGGGGCCATCCGCCTCGGCGCTGCCTGGCGCTGCCACCGAGGCAGAACTGGCCGCTGCCGTGGCTCTCCTGCGGGCCCACGGCTACCGGGTCACGCCGCCCAAGGGGTGAGCCCCCGGCACGCTCCGCCCCCAGCGACACGGGGGCAACCAACCACCACCACCCTCGCTTCTCCAGTCATGACCGCCGCCATCACCGCGCTTCCTACCGTCACGATCGAAGGCATCGTCTACCAAATCATCAAAGAAAAAGACTTCACTGTTACCCCCGACCAAGTGGGCTGGTGCCAATCGCCTGTTACTCGGCAGTGGCTGACCCTGAAACGCCCTCGCGGCAAACGCTTCTACAACGCTGTTCGTTACGAGTCGGGCCTTTACAGCTGCGCCGCCTGACACCCCACCCCTGACCCCTGCCCGCTGGCCCTTCCCGGCCAGCCTGCAGCGCTCAGCTGCTCAATCCACCATCGAAACCTTTGCTGACCATGGCGAAAATTGTAATCGAATGCTCGGACGGCAACGTTGCTGAAGCCTGTTTTAATCCAGACCACCCAGATGGCGCTTACTACGAATACGGATTCTATTGCTGGGAAATGTGGTGGACAATGCCCGAGGAATCTTTTATAGGACTCGGCAACATCAAAGGACTCTTTGAATTTATTAGGTCAAATATAGCACCAATCGCTATCTAGTCCCCAACCCGCCAGGCGCCGTGAGCTTGGCGGATCCATTCCATTGCATTAACAACCATGACCCCGATTTCCGAAAAAACAAGAATCAGAGCATTAAAAGAAAGGCAGTCGTGGGCGGATTATCACGGGTCAGCGGCGGTCGAACAAGTAGTGACCAATTTCCCGCGTGTTTGCCCTGAATTCATTAGGAAACACGCTACGAAAATGAGGGGAATACATGACTTTCCTGCCGAAATTGAAAGGTTTAACCGGTTTAACTGGTACCTCAAAGAATCTTGACCACCTGACAACCCATCCCCTTGCATTGCATTGACAACCATGACCCAGCCCATCCCGACCGTTGACGACGTTCTGGCCCGCACTCACATCTGGAACAACATCCACCGCTGGCCCGTTGAAGGTGGCGCCATTGAGATCACCACTGCCAAACTCCGCTCGGCCCTTGAGAATGCCTATGACTCACTGATGCCCAACTGGCCCGCCATGGTGGAGGTTGGCGATGCCTGACCAGTCCCCAGAGTGGATCCGCGGAGCCCTCATGCTCTATTTCCTGGCCCGCCCCGGCATCCGCGTTGATTCGGTTGACCTGCTCGGCTACTTCCATGTTGCATCGGTCCTTGATGCCGCCGAAGACCTGGTGCGTGCCGGGTGGCTGGTCAGGACCGGTGGGCCCTATCCCAAGCTCCTGCGCTCCAATGCCTGACCCCACCGCCGACCTGCTGACCGCCCTGTCAACCGCCCAATTTGCCCTGATTGAGGCTGCGGAGGCGATCCGAAGCCGCGAAGGCTACAGCCGTGCCTACAGCCGTGCCGCCAACGCCAGCCACGCCGCACGGGACGCAATCGTCCGGTACCGCATGGCGACCGATACCACCAGCCTGGAACCCGAGTGCCAAGAATTTGAGCAAGCTGCCATCCGGTTCTGGCAGCAGATCAAGGACCGGCGTAGTGCCGCCCAATCCCATGACTGACCCCACACTCCCATCCCACCAGATCACCAACCATGAGCAACCAACACCGCGCCACGCCTCATCAGTGGGACAACCAAAAACACCGGGTACAGCGCTTCGATAGCGCCGACAGCTCCTGCATCCTTGAACTTCGCGCCCGAGTGGAAGCGCTGGAAGCGGCTGCAAACGACAGGCAGCAAGACGAAGACGCCGAGCGTGCTTTTGAATCCGACTTCGCAGCTTTACTCGTGGATCGGGTGGCGAATATTATTTACCACTTTGCCCCCAGCAGAGATGCCACGCGAACCGCCCGCGCCGCAATCTGCGAGGTAGCGACGTGGATCGACGAACAGGACCGCATGCTCGGCGATCTGTTGCGCAAGCAGGCCGCCCATGACTGACCCCACCGCTGCCGAACGCCAGCGCCGCTTCCGAGCACGCCAGGCCGGCCTGTTGCCCCCGGTGGAGCTACGACCCTGCGCCACCTGCCCGCGCCTCCACGCCGGCACCCATGGCGAGCACTGCTGGGAATGCTGGCGGGTGCAGACCCCCCAGGGTCGGGCGGACCGGGCGGACCGGGTTGCTCGATCCAAGTTGCGCCGCCGGCAGCGGGAGGCGGTAGGCTAAGGCGTACCGCAAGCCACCCCCATGCCTGAAATCCTGACCCCCGCTGAAGCCCTGCACGAGGCCGTTACCGATCTGATCGAAGAATCCGAATGCGGCCTGTTTGAAGCCGTTGGCGTACTTGAAGTGGTCAAGGCCGAGCTGAACCTGGCATCCCTGGCCGCCGAGGAAGATGAAGCCGAGGAAGTCGAGGGCGAATTTGAAAGCGACGGCGTGGTGGGCGATTGATTGCCACGAGCTGAGCACTTTGGTCGCACGCAAGCCTCCAGGTTCTCGCCTGGGGGCTTTGCTTTGCACCCGCAACCCGCGCCGGAAACCTCCCCCAGAGGCGGACGCGGTAATCCATGGCCCTAGGCGACCAGATCATCGGCAGCGTTGACAGCTACGCCGCCATCCTTGACGAGCTGGAGGGGCGGATGGTGGCCAACACCACCGCCATGCTCCGCACCGCTCTGAATCGCATCCTGCGGGACCTCAAGCGGCACTACGCGGCCTACATCAATGCCGTGGGGCCATCGGCAACCGACCCCGAAGGCAACCCCATCAGAGCCCCCGGCGCCTACAGCTCGGCCGAGGCTACCGCCAAATACAGGGCGATCCTGCGGGATGCTCAGCAGTTCCTGCCGCCGGAGGAGATCGCCGCCTGGCAGCGTTCGTTTACCACCGATCTGGTCGAGGCCCTGTCCATCGGCGGTGAGGCTGCCGCATCCCTGCAGTCGATCGTCACCGGCGCCGCTGCCCAGTTCGCAGGCGCCAACCCCCTAGCCATCCGTGCCGCCACCCAGGCCGCTACCGCCTTCATGGAGGGCGAAACCGCACGATTCAGGGATCAGATCGCCCAGATCGTTGGCGAAGGTGTCGCCCGTGGCTGGGGGCCCAAACGGCTTGAGCGGCAGATCGTCGAGGCATTGGAGGGCACAACTGACGCGGCAGGCAAGACCTCGCGGATGGGGCTCCGCCAGCGTGCCGAGGTGATCGCCCGATCGGAGCTGGCCAATGCCTATGTCAAGGGGGCCATTGATCACAACCTGGCCGAGGGTTTCGCCTACATCCGATGGGTTGCCGCTACCGATGAACGCACCTGCCGCTGGTGCCTTAGCCGCCATGGGCGCATCTACCCAGCCGATCAGGTCGTCATCCCCGCCCACCCGCAATGCCGTTGCACACCAGTGCCGCTATCAGCCGATGACGTGCAGGAGCAGGATCCCGTGATCCGTGACACCCTGCTGGATGGGGACTTCTGGCGCGGTGAGCATGAATCCGGCGTCAAGGCCCTGGCCAAGGCGGAGGGGATCAGCGAGGAACGGGCTAGGGGGCTACTGCAGCGTGCCCTGACCGCACCAACCGCTAGCGAGCGCTACCTGTTCCCCGATCGCACCCGCAGCGTGCGGCCATCGGCGCCGTTGGATGCCCCCAGGGGTGGGCGAACGTTCAGCGAGGCCGTGGGGGAGATCGCAGCTAGGCGGGCGGTAGCTAGAGCCTGAGGCGCACATCAGACTCGCTATTGCATCGCTCGCTCATGCAGTAGGTCAATCGGCCAAGCTCTGTCAACGCATACCCTTCTACCGTGCAATGCCCAGCAAGCGTCTTGCTCA